TAAATTGTGGTAAAGGTCTTAGTAACAGTCTAAAGAATGTAGTTAAACGCTACCTCAACATAGATTTAGAGAAAGGAACTCAATCATCATTTATTAATAATCAATACGCTCAGTTTACAACAAATCAAATAGTTTATGGTGCTAATGATGTTAAATATCTTATGGAAATAAGAAATAAACAAGAGTCAGCTATCATAAAGAATAAATTACAAAATGTTGTAGATCTAGAGAATAAATCTGTGTTAGCATTTGCTGATATAGAATTCAATGGGCTTAACCTTGATCAAGAGAAATGGGTTAAACTTAGTGAGAAATCATACTATGATGCTGAAAATCTAAAGTATACTCTCAATCAATATGTGGTTGAAGACCATAGAATGCAAAAGTTTATACCTGAGTATGTGCAAGGTGATTTGTTTGACACTGTTGAAAAACAAGTAGATGTCAATTGGGATTCACCTAAGCAAACACTTGATGTGTTTCAATGCTTAATACCTAAGCTTGAAAATGTAAACAGTAAGAGTATGTATAAATATAGGAACAAGTTTCCTCTTATCAACGACTACATTACATACAAGGAAAAGATGAAGATAGCTACAAGCTATGGCGAAGCCTTCCTTAAAAATGTACGTAAGAGTGGTAAGATACATACTAGCTTTAATCAAATACTTGACACTGGGCGTGTTAGTAGTTCTAGACCAAACATGCAGCAAATACCTGCAGACAATGCGTTTAGAAACTGCTTCATTGCACCTGATGGATGGTCGTTTGTGAGTGCTGACTATGCTTCCCAAGAACTGAATGTCATAGCTTTTGGTAGCCAAGATCCCGTGTGGATTAAAGCGTTAGAAGAAGGTCAGGACTTACACTCAACCTGTGCTGAACTTGTGTACAAAGATGGATGGAATAACTATGCTGAAGATGACTGTGCTTACATGGTCAACAAAAGCAAGTGTGACTGCCCAACGCACAAGAAGTTGCGTACTAATGTAAAGACTATTAACTTTGGTCTTGCATATGGTATGGGTCCTAACAAGCTTGCTGATACTCTTAACATAGCTAAAGAAGATGCAAAGCAACTCATTGAAGATTACTTCAGTGCGTTCCCTAACATCAAAGGGTTCCTTGAGAAACTAGCTGACTTCGGTAAGCATTATGGTTACATCAAGACTTTCCCACCATTTAACCGCCGTCGTTGGTTTGTTAATTGGTTCCCAAAGATATGGAATGATGAATCAGCATCAATGGAGCTTAGTAGTATTGAGCGTGCATCCAAGAATACACCAATTCAAGGTGCATCAGCAGATATGACTAAGCTTGCTCTTGTATATATTTATGAGTATTTAGCTGATAAAGACTTACCGGTTAAGATAGTGATGACTGTGCATGATCAAGTGGATAGTATTTGTAGAGACGATTACATTGAGACATGGTCAAAAACGCTTACATATCTAATGGAGAAAGCAGCAAACAAAGTAGTTACTAATGGTCTGCTTAAAGCAGATGTAAACGCAAGTAAAGTATGGGAGAAATAGCATTGACTCCATTCGAAATATTGTTCAAAGCTATACGCAAAGAAATGAAGGTGCAGAAGCATCAAATCTTGAGTAGAGATAGGACGCGTGATGTGTGTGAAGCAAGACAAATGTTTTGCTTTCTCGCACGCATGCATACTACAAAGACTACAATAGAAGTAGGTGAAGCTATTAAACGCAATCACTCTACTGTTGTGTATGCCACTAAGACTATGCAAGGGCTAGTTGCTGTAAGCAAAAGACTAAGTATAACTAAGAACTACATCGAACTAGAGATAAAAGATAAACTAAGAGAACGTACATATGTTAAAGTATGTGAACATTGTAAACAGATAATACATGAATAAAGTTAGAAAAACTCAAGTAGATGCATTTGATAGTATCAAGCAAAAGCTAGGTGCTAAACAAAGAGCAGTTGCGCATGCCCTCAAAGTAATGGGGGAAGCAAGCAACAAAGATCTGTCCAAGGCGTTGGGATGGCCAATCAATCGTGTAACTGGTAGGGTAACTGAACTAGTTAATCGTGGTATTGTAACATCAAACTCAACGAAACGTGATCCTGAAACTAACAGGACAGTAACCGTATGGACACTAGCATAAAAACACACGCAGTCAAAGACACTGAACAAAGAGCCGCATTAAATGCATGGGCTTCTCAAAACTTTAGAGGTAGTATAATAGCTGGTACTGGCTTTGGTAAATCTAGATGTGGCGTAGTTGCAATCAACTATGTCCTTAAACAGATACCCAAAGGTAGTGCACTCTTGCTTGTACCAACAGTACAATTACAAGATCAGTTTAAAGAGGAGTTCATCAAGTGGGGATTTGAGCAGTGTCTCGACCGTGTTGATATAATATGTTACCAGAGCGCATACAAATTAGTAGACAATCATTATGATATTGTAGTGTGTGATGAAGTCCATCTTGGGCTATCACCACAGTACCGTAAGTTCTTTAAGAACAATCAGTATGACCGTCTTCTATGTATGACTGCTACTCCACCTGAAGAGGAAGAGTACAGATTACTATTATTTAAATTAGCCCCAACAGTATATAGAATAAGCATAGATGAGTGTGTAGAGCTTGGATTAGTATCACCGTATGAAATCCACTGCATACCTATTGACATGACTAGTGAAGAGCAAACAGAATACAAACGCATCAATAGAAAGTTTGTTAAACATAAGTTAGCTCTTGGTCATGATGCATTCAATGCTGCACGTATTATACTAGCCTCTGCTAATAGTAGTGGGGAGATGAAAGCACATGCTGCAGGATTCTACAGTGCTATACGTGAACGCAAGAAGATTGTAGACTGCGCAACTAACAAGGTTGAGAAGTTTAGAGAGATTGTGTACAATAATTTAGATAACAGAATAATAACTTTTGGCGGTAAGAATTCATTTACCGATGAGCTAGCAGCAAGTGTTAGCCCACTAGCAGAAGTATATCACAGCAAGAGATCCGCAAAGCTTCGTAAAGAGGCATTGCGTAAGTTTAAGGAAGGGGAAGTCAATGTACTTTGCTCAACTAAAGCTCTGAATCAAGGCTTTGATGTACCTAATGCTAACGTGGGTGTAATCTGCGGCTTGACTAGTAAAGCTTTATCAATGGTCCAACGTGTTGGTAGGCTGATAAGGTTTGAAGAAGGCAAGAAAGGTCTTGTGTATGTCCTGTATGTTAAGGACAGTCAAGAAGAGAAATGGCTTAAAAACTCAGTCCAAAAGTTAAATGGAGTTAAGTGGTTGTAAATAATATTTAAACATATATTTTGATATGCTAAATAATTTTATTACATTTGTTAATGCGTTATATGCCATTATAACAAAATCTTTTATATGCAATGACTATTGAACTAGATTTAAATATGCTTAAAGAGGTAGGTATGAGTCCTGATGACTTTACCTACCTTTATCTAGTTTACAGAAAAGGTCAATCATATTTACCACAGCTAAATCTTAAGCCAAATTTAGACAGATTACAAGAGAATGGTTACGTCAAACTCGGAGATACATTTGAAGATCATGTTGTTAGACATAAGTTTCTAGATTTATTTCTAGCTGACTTTGACAAAATGTTTAACGAATTGACGTTAACCTATCCTCTTAAAGTAAACTCTGATAAGGGTGTCCGCATTCTTCATGCTAAGGATCCTAACGCTAAGTCTAATCAAAAAGCTAAAATACGTTACAAGAGAATTGTTAACGGCAAGCCCCATGTTCATAGAAAGATCATCGCTTGCCTGAATACACAGCTCAAGTTGGAACGTAATAACCTAGCTTATTTGCAGAACTTAGAAACATGGATTAATAACCATACTTGGGAAAAGTATGAAAACTTAGATGAAAATGACACACGAGACAAAACCAAACCACGCATCACAAGATCTCTTTAAAGACAAAGGATTTCACAGCATAGCAGACTCAGTAAATACCTCACTTAATGAGATAAAGAAAGGTATGCTTGGTCAGCGTGTGGTTTACCCCACTAAGTGGACAAGATTAAACAGAAACCTACTAGGTGGTCTGCAACCTGGCAAAATGTATGTCATAGCAGGTCGTCCAGGTGTAGGTAAAAGCGCATTCAGTAATCAGATGATCTTCGATCTCTTAGATACTAACTCAAAGAAAAACTTAATGGTATTGTACTGGTCTTTCGAAATGCCTGGCCATCAGCAAATATTACGTGCTGGTGCTAAGGATGTCAAGAAAGAGGTAATGGATTTACTATCAGTGCAAAACAAGTTGAGACAAGACGAGTATGATCTATATGCAGAGAAAGTTGCTGCTTATACTGAATATCCTATCTATTTTAATAACGTACCTAAAGACATAACATTCATCAAGAGAACCAACGCAGAGATAGCAGAGAGCTATCCGGATACTTTGGTCATAAATGTTTACGATCACTCTAGGTTAATATTAGCTAACGCTGACACAGAATTGCAAAAACTAAACCAAATATCTAAAGGTTGCATGTGGATGCAAGCTAAGTTTGGGGTTATTAATATACTGTTATCACAGCTAAATAGGAATATAGAACAAGAACACCGTGCCCGTAATCAGTACCAACCAATGCTAACAGATTTGTTTGGTGGTGACAGTATAGGTCAGGATGCTCATGTTGTTATGATGCTACAGAGACCCTTCGATCTCTATGGTATTACAGATCTGTACTGCGATGAAGAGCCAGAAGGTTTGCTAGCAGTACATATAGAGAAGAACAGGGACGGCATGTTAGGTATGATACCATACGAAGCTGAACTTAGTACATTCACCATAAACGAGAGAAAGTATGTTAATAAAAAAGGTAAATAGAAAAGCCCTTGACATTAAGACAAGCGGTAGATCTACAGACTTTATTACACCTTCTTTTGGGCATGGATGTTTGTACGATTGTAGTTACTGTTACATGAAACGTAACAAACCTAATGGGTTGACGATAGCACAGAATACAGGAGATATACTCACAGCAGTAAACAACCATGCATTCTTTACACACGTTAACAAACCTAATCAGACACACGCACAGTACACTACTTACGACGTTAGTTGTAACGAAGACTTTGCATTGCACCTTAGACACCACGACTGGGAGAACATCTTTGAGTTTTTTAGAACTCACCCTGTAGCCATGGGCTCGTTCGCTACCAAGTACGTAAATCCTAAGTTGATTGAGTATAACCCTGAAGGTAAGATACGCATACGTTTCAGTTTGATGCCTCAGCACATGTCTACGTTACATGAACCCGCTACATCTAAAATCATTGATAGGATTAAAGCTATCGATGCATTTATAGATGCAGGGTATGACGTCCATGTTAACTTCAGTCCAGTCATTGTGACGGAGACATGGCTAGAGGATTACAAGCAGTTGTTTCAAATGTTAGACGACTATGTAGATTACAAAAAGCAAGTTCTTGCAGAGGTTATATTTCTAACCCACAACGAGAACAAGCATAGAGCTAATCTTATAGATAAACCGGATGCAGAAGCACAACTGTGGGCACCAGATATACAAGAGAATAAAATCTCACAGTATGGAGGGAGAAACATTAGATACGAAAGACACCGTAAACGAAAATACATTAACCAATTTATAAACCTTCATGGTCAGATTATACCATGGAATAAAATCAGATACATATTTTGAAAAAAGGATACTTAGACTATAAGCCTCTTGATAAGAAACCATTTGTTTCCAAGGGAAGAGAAACTGAATACTGGAGAGAAAGACATGCTAAGAAATTAGCAGAGAAAAACAAACCAGGTTTTGTAACTACTGATATATTTGAGCTTGTATTTGGATTTGGATACCCAAAAACATACAAGAAGCCATCATTAATGCCAACTTACAAAGACCCTAAATCATTAGGCTCTAACGGTAAAGTGGCAAAATTTAGATAACATAGCTAGTGGTAATGTCTCAACAATACCAATAAGACTACGAGCTGTGTAAATTAGGTAAGAGAAGTGAGTACCCTCTTTTAAGATCGTGATTCCAGGTAATACTGCCAAACCACATGACGCCTATTTTATTATTATGCTAAATTGTACCCTAACGGGTATAAAATAGCTTAATGAGTGGCTAATTATACCCTAACGGGTGTAATACCGCATACATGAGCCGAATAGAAAAACTAATTGGCTCATATATTATTATAACGAGAGTACCAAGCGTGAATTGGGCAAAATTTATATTATACTTAAATTTTTGTTATGAGTACAGAAATAACTGTTGCACTTTTAATTTTATTAAGTCTTGTAGCTTACATGCTTTATGAGACATTAAAATCACCATTTAATCCAGAAAAGTATGAAAAGGAACAGAGGCGTCTTATCAAAGATGCTATGCGAAAGCCAAAAAAGAGGAAAAAGTATAAAAGTCGTTCAAAGGCTCTTACAGTGGAAGCACCGCATAAACGTAAGCCTGGTCGTCCTAAAAAAGAGACTAAGAAATGAGTAAACTACCTAAGAAGAAAGTAAAAGCGAGTAGAAAATCACCAAAGAACATGATTATTTACGGTGCTCCTAAGATAGGTAAGACTACAGTGCTAGCTCAGCTAGACGACTGTCTTATTATAGATTTAGAACAGGGCTCTGACATGTTAGATGCATTAAAAGTACAAGTAAATAGTCTAAAAGAACTAGGAGAGATAGGGAAAGAGATATACCAAGAGGGTAAACCTTACAAGTATGTAGCTATCGATACTATCTCTAAGTTAGAAGAATGGTGTGAAGAAGAGGGTAAACAAATTTACCTGAA